TTACTTGCAGATGCTATAGGTGACTATATACCGCAAATCAAACTAGTTGCCCTAGAGGTTGGTTTTGATAATACCAATGATAGGCTGGCTGGTAGAATGAAGGTAAGGATTCGTTACGCTATTCGAGCTAATAACGATGAAGTAGCATTATTTGAGAGTGATTTAATATGAGTATACAAATTAGTTCTTTACCTGATCCCGATATTATTGAAGATGTTACTTCTGTAGAAAATTTAAAGGCTCAGCGTATTGAGGATTTTAAAGAGTTAGCGCCTGAGTATGAGATCTACCAAGATGGTGATATTGTTACTAAGAATGTAAATATCAATGCTGTTGCTGAAAATAGGTTTATAACTAAATTAAATGATGCCGTGAAAGCTGTATTGATTGCTACTTCTACAGGTAATGATTTAGATAACGTTGCGGCTAATTATAATATTGCTAGATCAATTGTTACCCCTGCTGATCCTGATGCTATCCCACCAACTGAGGCAGTTTTGGAAACGGATGATGCTTTTAGAAATCGTATTTTATTGACTCAAGCTGGTATTAGGGCGGAGTCAGATAGTTATTTTAGTTCAGTTGCTTTAGATGTTGAGCGTGTAGCTGATGTTTTTGTGCAGAGTACTACAGCAGCGGTTATAGATGTTTATATTTTGGCTACTGATAATGGTGGTGTTGCAGATTCTGCTTTATTGACTGCTGTAAGTGATGCTTTTAGTGCAGAGATAGTTAAGATTGGTGGTGTTCAAGTAAATGTTAATTCTGCAAGTATTGTTACCCAAGATCTTTATATTGATGTATTTTCTTTGCCAGATACACCAGTGGCTACATTTGAAAGTCTTGAAGGAATATTCAATACTGCTTTTGCTAGTGAAATTGGTCTTGCTAGAGATCTTAATTTAGCTTGGATTAACAAAACTCTTTTAATAGATGGTATTTCTGATATTAAGGTTTATACAGATGTTGGTAAAACAATATTATTTAGTGATTTAGTTGCTACTGAAAGTCAAAAAATTAATATAGGTACTTTGAGTTTAACTAATGCAGGTTTTAAATTTTAGATGAGTGTAGATCCTACTTACTTTGAAGATATGGAGCTTTTTGCTAATGAGGGCAATTTTGAAAGCGTCATATTACTTAACGAGGGTGATCCTCAATTTTCACTCGCTGGAACTTCTCAAAGATTTGGTTTAGATTTATTGCTTAATCCAGCTTCTTCTCAGTTAGAGAAAGATATCTTAAAGGTCTTTGACTGGGAAACGATTGATAATGCTTTAGAAACTTTCAGAAGAATACGTTACGATTCGGCAAATAGTAAAATTTTGCCTTACTTATTTATTGAAAAAGGTCTTGGTGCTTTAAGTAAGGTTATAGATCTTGATTACAGTGCGCTAGAAGAAGCTGAGTTGTTTCAGCAAAGAAGAGGTACTGTATGGGCTATAAGAAAGGCTCTTGAATGGTCAGGTGTAAACCTTGGTAGTATTACCGATAATGATCCTGGCTTTTTTATTATTAATTTGGCTGATACATTTACTGATGCTAATAAGATGCAAGATGTTGTAACTGCTATTGATATTGCAAAAGCTTTTTACACCAAGGTTTTAGCTATTACAAACAATGATTTAGGCTCTGGGATTTTAGTTTATGATGAAACTCGACTTGATGAAAGTTTTTTAGATGACATTTATGGTCAAAATTTCCCAGGGTTAACAGAGGATATAAGAGTGTTTCTTTTAATCAAGTTAGAAGAAACTCACATAGTTGCTTTAGTAGATACTATTGCTACAGTTTTAGCAAGTCGTATTTTATTAAAAGTTGGTTATAGTGATGCACCTACTCTTTATAGAAGAACTAGGAATCAGTTTTATGTAGTTGATGATGTAAGTGGTGATTTGGAAGTTGATGGATTTACTTACTCTCAAAGTCTTACTCCAACCAACAAGCTTTATATTGATTTTGTTATTGATGAGCGTGGGTTGGTTGATAGTCAAGGTGTTGCTTTGGGTAATATGAATAGTTTAAATCTTGTTTATAATACAACTCTTAATACACCTTATGAAGGGAAAGAATTTTTTGAAGTAACAGATATTGCTAGTGAAACACAATTAGTTAACTTAAACACTAGTTCTGTCCCAAGAGCTGGTTATATCGAAAATGAGATTAAATTAGTCATAGAAATCTAAGTTAAAATAGGGGGTAGAAGTTGTTAATTTTCTTTATGTTTCCTTCTGACACAAATTAAATTATCAAAAGTAAATTATGAGTTTAACAGGAAGACTAAGCAGATACGATAAAACTCAGAATTATGTTGGGCATCAATATTTAACTAAAGATGCAACTGGTTCATCTCGTATTGCTCAAAGTTCAGAACAAAATGAGGTTCAAGATTATGCAGATTTTAGAGCTGAGTTATTAGCTTCTGATTTAGTTGCTAATTGTATTCGTAGTGGTGGTTATGATTTCAACAATCCAATTAGTGCAGGACTTGTAACTTTAGTTAATACAGATATTTTTACAGATAAACACGTTTTATATATGGCTGGCGGAACAATTACAATTCCTGCTAGTGAAAGTGTTAGATTGGGTGTTAGATATAACTTAAGTGATATTGATTCTGATGCAGATAGTGGTTTACTTGGTCAGAGCCCTGTAGGTACTCAAGGACAAGGTAAACGTGGAGCTGGAAGATTTAAACTAGATGCTGTATGGGGTTACGATGCTACAGATAGTGGTATGACTCCTAGTGAGTTTAGTTACCGTGGTCTATGGGCTGACGCTACAGTTTATGCTGCTGATGACATTGTTCAAGATTTTACTGGAGCCTATTTTAAAACTGCTGGCGGTGGAACTTCATCGGGGGATGATTCAGGTTTAGCAGGTGGGTCGGATACCGGAGTTGCATGGACGGCTTATGTTGGAACAGATGGTAATACTCCATTTACTTATCAAGACATGGGTGCTTGGGCTTCAGGTACAGTGTATGTCGCTAATGATGTAGTGCAAGACGGTCAAGGGCAATGGTGGAAGACTTTAGCAGGCGGTACTAGCGTAGGTAACGATTCGGATTTAGGTAACGGCTCAGATACTGGAGTTACTTGGTTTAGGTTTTATGCTAATTTTATTCCTTTAGTATTTTTCTATGATCGTAACTTTATTGGTCAATATCAAATTAAAGGTAATAACCACGCTGCTATAGATTCTAATTATGATCAAATGACTTTATTTGGTGGGTTTATTTACAACCTTGACATGGATGCACCATTTGAAACATTTTTAAATAGTGATGAATTTTTCTTTAATGGCTTTAATTATTTTGGTGCAGAAAACACTATCGGTAATGCAACGACCACAAATAAATTGACTATCACCAGATCAGATGCAGCTTATAGGTTTAATAATTTAGATGACAATGACAAGGAAGTAGACCAAGCTTATCTAACTTTTTTTGTTGAAAAAAATGAAAGTAATAGTAATTTTTTTGAGATAAAGAAAATTGTTGTCAAAGGGAGAAGATATTAAATGGGTGTAAATTCAGTAAGTACTTTTTTAGGTGGTGGCTCAGGTGGGCTCAAAGGGATAGTTAATTTCCCTGTTTGCAAATATCAATTTGAATGGGGTTTGATAGAGTATTCAGTTAATAACTATCCTGTTAGTTTAGATTTACCTAATATAAATAATGTAGCTAGAGACTTTTCGAGTACTGGTAATTTTGTAATTGGTAAAGAATTTTCTTACAATGAAATTAATTGCCGAAATTTCACCATTAATTCAGGACATCAATTAACAGTAGATGGTTTAAATGTCATTAAAGCAGCTCAAAATATTACTATTGGTGGTAACGGAGTTATTGGGGTTAATCGGGGAGAGCGAGGTGTTTTTCTTGATATGCCTTATGATCATGCTAATAATACTTCAGGGTTTAGTGGGACTAAAAAAGTTCCCGTTGGTAAAAGTGGAGGCGGACATGGTTCTGGTGCAACTTTTGGTACTTCCCCAGATGGTTTGCTTATCGAAAGCAGACCTTTACTGGCATCTACTGGTAGTATGAATAAGCTTAGGGAATATCCTTCAACTAGATTTAGCTTAGCAACCGGTAGAGGAGGTAGTGCCTTACAGGGCTTTGGTGGTGGGCAGCCACAGGTAACACCAATACCTTTTGGTGCAGGAGCTTATACTTATAATTTATTTATTAATAGAACTTTTCAAACAGAAGATACCTTTAATTCCTTAGCTCAAACAACTACTGGCGGCGGCGGCGGTGCAGGTGGTTTTTCTTCTAATGGTAATAATATTTCTTCCCCAGCACAAGCGGGATTAGGTGCGTTATCGGGTGGAACGTGTACTGGCGCTATAGTGTTAATTGCTGATTCAATAGAGATAGCTGCAAATATAACAATGACTGGTGGTAATGGGCAAGATGGGGCATTAAATGATGCCGTTGGTGGTGGCGGTGGCGGACACGGCGGGTATGTCTTTTTGTTTGCCAATACTATAAACTTTAATGGTGGCACTATTGATGTATCTGGTGGAAATGGCGGCAGTGGTTCAGACAATAACCCTGTTAGTAATCACTCGGGTGGCGGCGGTGGCGGCGGACACTCTGGGTTGATTTATGCACAGGCATCTACATTTTTAACAAATACAACAACGAAGACTGGTAATGTTGGAACTGGTGGCGCTTCTTTTTTCTCCACAAATGGTACTACCGCTAGCGCTGGTTCAGATGGCGGTTATGTCGAGCCATGGGGTACTCATTATGTACAAGTTGAAGGAAGGCCATTTTAATTATGCGTAGACAAGATTTAGAAGAGCAAGGATATGAATATGTAACTGAGAATGGTTTGGGTGGTTACAAAAACGAAGATGGTGCATGGATTGCTCCACCTGGTTTACCTCAAAGTAATTTAAGTGAAGTAGTTGAACCTGAGAAGCCTGAGACTACATCTATTGAGCCATTAGATTTTTTTAATCAAGAGATTAGTAAAATCGGAAAAACCGATTTAAGTTTAGCTTTAGAGTTGCAGGGTGCAATGGAGACATATCTAGATTTACCTGGGAAGAAAGTAGTTGAGGGAATATTAACTAAAAGAACTAGTGTTAATTATGACCAGCTAGTTTTTCTAGGTAGTTTGATTGATAGAGACAAAAATTCTTTAGAGTTAGATAGCAGAATAGCAGATATGTTTTTAAATATTATTGAAGAGTATAAAACTCGTGTTAAAAATGAAGGTTAAAAAGGTTATAAAATAAAGTTATGGGAAATGCAATTACAACCGAGACTATAGTAACTAGCACAGGGGTGCAGACTACCCCACAAAGTGATTTTAGTGTTATAGGTGTTATTGGTACAGCTGGTAAAGGAGACGTTGGGGTTGTTCAAGGTTTTACTGGTGATGGTACTACTATTTTTGAAGAGTATGGGGAGTATAAAGCAGATAGTGCAACTATCCCTGATGCAGTTGATTTAGTTAGGAAGTCTGGAACATTTACGGCATGTGTAATTAACGTATGTGATCCAGCGGTTCACAATGATACGGTTACTAGCGAATTAGCCGTGTTGAACGGAGCAAATGAAGCTCAGTTGGATAACGGTTATATAAGTGCAGTTACTTTAGACACTGATTTTATAGTCACCAAAACATTTTTAGCAGATGAGACTATAACTTTACCTAGTGGAATTACTAGCGTGGACGCTGTTAAGTCTTCTGATAGTCTTACTACTTATGTAGGTGGTGGAACAGATTATACAGTTGCATCAAATGTTATTACTAGAGAAGGTACTGGCGCTATTGCTGCTGGTGAAACAGTTATCGTTGAATATACAGCCACAGCAGTTTTAAATACAGACTATACAATCAATGCAGATGATGGAATTATTAATAGAGTTTCAACTAGCTTGATTATTGATAGATTAGCTACAATCTCAGTTAATTATACTTTTGTTGATTTTTCTGCTGTGACTCAGACTGATATTGTTAATTCAATTGAAGAATTTAAAAATTCTCAAGCGAAGACTGGTTTTACACCAAGAATCTTTATAGCTCCAGGTTTTGCAGGAATTAAACCTGACACTAACACTCTAGATCCTGTAGTTTCATCTTTATTAACTCAAGCTGAAAACCTTAAAGGAACTATTTACGTAGACGTTGAGGAAACTACTGTAAGTGCAGCTATTAACTATAGAAATGACTTCAATAGTAAGAATGTTAGGTTATTTAATGACAAGCCTGGTTTCACCCCACTAACTGGCTCAGTAACTGTGTTCAGAAGTTTTGCTGCTGTAGCTGCTGGCATGAGGGCAGCAATTGATAATGATGCTTCTTTAGCTCAAGGTTTAACTGGTTCATTTATCCCTGACTGTATAGCTAGTGAGCGTAAGTATGACTTTAACAATAGCGCTACTAGTTCAGTAGGTACTTTAAACTCAAACAATATAACGACTATTGTTAATGATGGTGGTAGCAGATTTAGAGTAATTGGTGAAAACACTACAACGAATGAAGAGTTCTTTACTTTTGAGGGTTCTAAGCGTATCACTGATTTCTTAGAGGTTAGAGCGCAAGAGATCGCAGGCGGTTTTCTTGGTCAGCCATTAACTGGTCAGAATTTAGATGATTTACAGGAAGCTATTTCTGATGATTTAGATAGGTATAAAGGAACTTTATTGAATGGTGCAACTAGAGTAACTTTACCGCCAGAAAGAAATCCTTTAGCTAATTTGAATCAAGGTTTAATTTACGCAAAATTAGAATTTACTCCTGTTGGAACTATTACAAGAGTAACCACAGAGCTTGCATTAACTACGAGGTTTTTAGGTTCAGTATTAGCTGATGCTGTATAAGGAAGGAATTAAAGAGAAATGACATTTAGAAAGCCAACAATTAGCACACGATATAGCGGTTCTTTAAGGGATAACCAGAATAACATTAAGTTTGATGGGACTATATTAACTTTCACTCCTCCTAGTTTTGAAGGTGAAACTGCTGAGTATCCAAGCGGTGGATTAGCTGGTGTTGGTGGTTATCCAACGGGTAGAGAGTCAGGTGTTAAGATCGCAAGCTTTACTTTAGGTGAAGATTCTATCGCTATTCATAATTTCCAACAGAGAGGAAAGAACGGACAGCAACAACAATTAATTATCACCTCTATTGAACTAGATACCAATACAGGAGCTAAGGTTAAGAGAACTAGAACTATGAGAGGTTGGTTAAATATGGCTGCTGGTCAGAATTTAACTCAGGGTGAAATTCAACAACTTAACTGTGAATTTACTTGTTATTTCTATAGAGACCGTAAAGGTGGAGAAGAGTTTGTTTGGGATATTACAGATGATGACGATATCGCTTTATTAGCTCAAAGCAACGTTTAATTAGAAAATGGGGGAATTAATGGGATATAAATACACTTATCAACTAGTAGAACCTTTAGAGGATGGTACTGAGATTGTTAACTACAATGGACTTAAGTCTAAGCATTTAGCTTTAGCTGAAAAGTTTTACAAAGATACTAGTATCACCGATCAAGAAGTTTGTGATAAGTTACTGGTGGAAATTAGCGACTTAGGCTTAAATCAAATTGAGAACCTTAATTTAATCGATGGTCAACACTTCTATAGGGAGGTAATGATTAAACAGATTTTACCCTTTCGTAATGAAAGGCTTTCAGTTGCCATTGAGTTTGCTAAGAGTCAAGGTCTCTATGAAGGAATCCAGGATAAAGTTAAAGAATCCTTGGAAGAACCTGATGAAGAGCTTGAAGCCGATCTTAACGATTAATTTACCTGATTTTGGTTTATTTGTTAGAAGCTTAGTATCTTTCTTTGATAGCTTTACAATTCGCAATCCAGTTATTGAATTAGAGCGTTATGACGATATAGTTAATCCTAATAAGTTTTGTAGGGAATTAATTGAAGTCTGGATTATTCAGTTAAGTAGACATACTCATAATAGTTTTGAAGAGTTGAGGGATATTGAGCTAGATAGACTTTTTGAATACTATGATGATTTTGTATGGATTTTAGAACAGGAAAGAAAGGCAAATAAAAGCAGCTCAGCGTAAGGGTTAAAATTAGTAATAGATGGCAAATGGTCAACAAGCTAAAGTAACATTAACTGCTCAATTAGCGAGTGATTATGTTCAATCGTTTGACAAGGCTATTGCTAGAGCTAAGGAACTTCAAAAGACTATAGGCAAATTAACCGCTGCTCAAAAGGCAATGAGCAGAGCTGCTGATCGTGTTGAAAAAGAAGTTAAAGAGCAGGGCAGAGCAACTGAAAAGACTGCTATTCAAACAACTAAATATGCTCAATCAACTAAAGTAGCTCAAATGAATACAGCTGGTTTAGTAAGTAAAGTGGCTGGGTTAGCTGCTGCTTACTTGAGTGTTCAAGCTGCTATTGGTTTTGTAAGTAATAGTTTACAGTTGGCTGGAGAGTTTAGTACTCAAATTGCGACGGCTGGAGCGGTTAGTAATTCTACTGCTGCTGAGTTGGAAAACCTAACCGATATTGCTAGAGAGATGGGCGCTAGTACCGAGTTTACAGCTACTCAAGCCGCTGAAGCGTTGACGTTTTTAGGTCGTGCTGGAGTTGAGGCTGCTGAGCAAGTTGCCGTTTTACCAAAAGTATTAGATTTAGCTACAGCTTCTGGTATGGACTTAGCTGGAAGTACTGATATTTTACTTAGTACTATGGCTCAATTTAAAAAGCCTTTAACTGAAGCTACTGCGGTCATGGATGTGATGGTTAAGACTGTTAACACTAGTAAGAATGATATGACTCAGTTTGCAGAGGCTATGAAGTTCATGGGTCCAACTGCAAAAGCTTTAGGGATAAGCCTTGAGGAAGCAAGTGCGATTATTGGGATTCTTGGTAACAATGGTCTAAATGGTTCTATAGCTACTAGAGCGCTTGGTACTTCTTTAACTCGTATATTAAAGCCTACCAAGGCTATGCGTGAAGAGATGGCTAAGTACAATCTTGAATTTACTAAAGATGGTGAGATTAAAAACTTTGCTGGTATCATTGATGAGCTTAGTAAAAAATTAGCTAATGCTACAAGTGTTCAGAAGCAAGCTGCTTTAGCTACTATATTTGGTGGTGAAGCTATTCAAGAATTAAATATTTTAATGAGCGCTGGCGCTGGAACAATTGTTAATTACACTGAAGCTTTAGAAAATAGTAGTGGTGCTGCTCAGAGAACTGCTGATCGTATTAGATCGAGCTTAGGTAATCAAATGAAGGAGTTAACCAGTGCTACTGAAGAAGTTAAACTTGCTTTTATAGACGCTTTAGGAGATACTATGCCAGCTTTGATAGATACAGCAACTGAAGCTATGCGAGTATTTGCAAATACTTTAAAAGACCCTGAGGTTCAGATGGCTTTACAGAATATGGTTAGCCTCTTAAGTTCAGTGGTCAGAATAGGTGCTCAATTAACAAACTTAGGGATTCAAGTAGGCGGTGCTATGTTTGGTCAAAATACTCTTGCTGGTATGGGGGGTAGGATGAGTGAGGCTGTAACTTCTACTGTTTTACCTCAAACACCTAGTAGTGGTAATGTAGTTAACATTACTAGTCCCGTAACTGTTAATATCCCTGATAGCGTTGGTGGTGGTATGGGTGCAAGCGCCAGCTCTATAGCAAGCGCTGTTAAATTTGCAATGAATGACAGAAATGATGAGTTAGTATCTCAAGTTAAAAGGAGTACCCAGTTATGAGTATTGGTAATTTACTATTTACAAATCCTGCAAAGGCTTTTCCTTTGAGACCTGTTTTAGTTTGGGGTGATTATATTTTTAAGTATTCAACTTTTTCACCTAGTCAAATGGATTGGTTAGAAGAGTATCGTTGGGTTCAGATAGATAGAGTTGGAGCTAGACCAATTCACCAGGCTATGGGTGTCGGTCGTCAGACATTAATTCTTCAGGGAAAGGTTATTCCTTTAATGCCTATTCGTTCAAGCACTTTAGGTGGTATTCAGCTGGGCTTAGGTGCATTAAATACTAATACAGGTATAGTTGGAACTAAAAGCTTACAAAAACTCGAATTTAAAGCCCAGAGACAGGACGTAGAAAAACT